TAGTATTTATTTGGAAATCAAAAGGTTCAGTTACTCTATCTTGTGGATCTTTAGGCAACCATTCCCATCTATTCCAACCAGTTCCACGTAAAGTTGAAGGAGGATTAGAAAGACGAGTATCTTCAGTAGGTGTAAAACAGTCACCAAAATTAATTACTTGAGTATTATCTATACAAAGTTTATCAGTTTTAGAGCAACCATTTCTTACTTTACCAGATTGAGCACCGCAATGAAAACTTGATGATTGATTAGGAATATATTTACGATCAGGGCAGTCAGAAAGATTACGACTTAAACCAATAAGTTCGCTATCTATATCAATTAATGATGTATTTTTACTAATACTTACACCTTGGTTTTGAGCAATTATACGAGGGTCTTTAGGGAGGCATGGTTCACAAACATTATTTGGTCTTGTAAGTTGATAAATACCACTTCCTGCACTTTCAGCAAGTTGGTATTTATAACTACACATATCATATGTATTTCTATTAAAACTCATTTTTAATTAATATATTTATAATTTACTTATATATTATTTATATATTATTTATATATTTATTATTATATTAATATATTATTTTTTACTATTTAAATATATTTAATTTTTATTATTTTTATTTAAAAATAATATTATATTGTAATAATATTTAAAAAATTGTTTTTTATTTAAATTTATATAATTTAAAATTTATTTAGTTAATAAGTAAAAAATTTTAAATGAGTAAAGATAATTTTAATGATAATCCTAAAACTCGTCAAGAATTAAAAAAAAAAGGTAAATATAATACGAAAGATAAAACTTATAATTCTAGATACATAAGAAAAAAACTTGAAATAATTGAAAATACTGAAAAAAAATAAATAGTATAGTAAAATGAATTTAAGTGATTTTGATGAAGATTATTATATTATTAAGGAATTTGAATTTAATTGTAATTGTGCTAATTATATACATAATTATGGTATGCCTATAAAATCTAATCTATTTCCAATAATTAAAAAAGAAGATTTTAAGCATAATTTTAAACATAATGTAAATATATATACTCTAGTTAATACTAAAAAACCTAAAAACAAATATTACTCTACTCGAATATTATCAACTACAAAATTAAATAAAAGAAAAAGAGAATTATATAAATTAAAACAAAAAAATGTGAAATAATAGTATTTTAAATTATATCTATTTAAATTTTACGTTTAGTATTTTTTTTATTTTTTTTTAATTTGTGTTTTGTTAATTTTTTTTTATTTACTTTTTTATTACTCATATTTAATCTTTTTTGTAATTTTTTTTTTGTTAATTTTAAATTAAGAATTTCTATATTATTTTTTAATTTTAAATAAGATTTTTTATTACCTCCTGATTGAATATTAGTATTATTATTATCATTAGGTATAGTATCATTTTGATTTAATAATGTATTATTAATATCGTTTTCCATTTCATTATTTAATTCTTCTAAAGCATTACCTAAATTTTCAGGGGTTGTTTCTTCAGGGGTTGTTTCTTCAGTTATTGTTTCTTCAGGGGTTGTTTCTTCAGTGATTGTTTCTTCAGTAGTATTAGGTTCTTCAGTAGTATTAGGTTCTTCAGTAGTATTAGGTTCTTCAGTAGTATTAGGTTCTTCAGTAATATTATTTAAACCTAATTTATTAATATTACCACTATTTAAAATAACTTGATTTTCATTACTATTTGTTTCATTACTATTTGTTTCATTACTATTTGTTTCATTACTATTTGTTTCATTACTATTTGTTTCATTACTATTTGTTTCATTACTATTTGTTTCATTACTATTTGTTTCATTACTATTTGTTTCACTTAATTTATTTTTTTGTTTTTCATTAATATAATCATTTATTGACATAACATTTTTATTACTACTAGTATCTTTAGGTTTAGTATTATTAGTTAATGTTTCTGTAGGTTTAGATATTGTCTCTTCTGGATTACTTATAATTTTTTTAGATAAATAATTATTTGCCATATCAGCAGTTGATGATACTAAACCTGTAATACCAGAAACACTACTACCAATATTACCCATAAAACTAGTAATACCATTTGTAGTTTTTGCAATCATACTTTGTTCTGTATCTTCTGCTTTTTCAGCATCTTCTTCACTTACACTTTCTTCTTGTTGTGATTTTTCTCTTGTTTCTTTTAATGCCTTATCTACTTCAAAAAGACCATTTATATAGTCATCAATTTTATCTAAATCTTGTTGTCTAACAGCATTCATATATCTTTGTGTATAGTCTTTAACGTGTCTTAATAAGTCTATTAATTCATATTGTAAACTATCTAATTTATTTTTTAATATTTCAAAATGTGCTGTTGTCATTAAATTAGTTGGTTGTTGTTGTAAATAATGTGGTTGTGATTGTAACTGTTGAGGATTAGGATTATACTGTTGTTGAGATTGTAAATGTTGAGATTGTAAATGTTGAGGTTGTAATTGTTGAGATTGTAAATGTTGAGGTTGTAATTGTTGTAGTTGTAAATTTGTATTCGCTTGTTCATTACTATAGTTAGGGTCTAACATTTGTTGTGGAACATTTTGTAAATATTTATTTTTTATGTCTTCTAAATTTTTATCTTCATCTTTAGAAGGTGTCATCATATTTGTTTTTAATTGTTTCATTAATACTGCTTTTTCATCATTCGCAATTGGTAAGTTTTTTATTTTATTTAAAAGTTTTTCTACATTATTTGAGTTTTCTTGTTCATTAGTTTCCTTTTCACTATTTATATTAGTTGTATTCATATTATTGTTCATATTATTATTCATTTTTATTTATTTTTATTATTATAAGTTTTAATTACTATATTAATATTAGAAAAAATATAAAAAGTTATAAACATTAAATAATAAATATTATTTACTTTATTATTTAATTAAATATTTATGTAAAGGTTTAATTAAAGATTTAATTAAAGTTAAGGGTTTAATTTAATTAAAATTTAACACTTAGGCATTCTAATAGAAGCGGGGACTGGGACTGGTGTATATCTAAACATTTGACATTCTTTAAGATGAAGGGGTTGTGTATCAACAACACGACCCATATTACTAGGATTACCACGAATAACAACTTGACGTGGTTGGCAGGCATTCATTGAGCCTTGAGGGCAAGGGTTCATATATTGGAGGGTGGGACATTTGCTTGATAATCTAGTAACACCTTTAAGGTCACTTTCTAAATCAACCATATTTCCTTTAATAATACTAACATCATTTCCACCAACAATACCGTGTGCCATACGACATTTAGAATTATTTTCAAACCTAGATGAATCTAAAACCCAACCTAAAGAACCTACTGATTGGGCTAATTCATTACGGTAACTACATGTATCACTTGATAATCTATTCCAACTCATTTTTTATTGTTTATAATAATTATTTTATACTAATTATAAGTATTTTTTATTTATTAATAATTACAAATATTATATTTAACAAAGATAAAAAATAAAAAAAGAAAATAAATAAAATTAATTAAATAAAATTAATTAAATAAAATTAATTAAATTTAAATTAAAATTAAATTAAATTTAAATTTATTTTCTATAAAATTGGAAATATCATGATTTATATTATTTATTAATTTAAATTTATCTAATTCAATTAAACAATTATAATAATCACCATAGCCATATGTCATACAAATATTTGATTTTTTTTCAAATATTCCCATAGGAAAACAAATACTAAAAATATATTTTTTCTTTTTATCTATAAATAAATAAGCATCACTAATAAATATTTTATATGAACCATTTTTATATTTTATTAATTTAATAAAATAACATAAATATAAATAACTATTATGTTGAATATAATTATCTAATGATTCTAATTCTATCTTTATTTTGTTTAAAAAAATATTTAAATTTATATTATTGTATTTTTTATTTGCACTAATTTTAATATGTCCAGCAGATATACCATAATATATAATCTTATTGATATCATCTTTAATAATATCATCTTTAATAATATCATCTTTAATAATATCATCTTTAATTGATAATTTTAAAAAACTTGTTCCTAAAGAAAACATTGGTAATGTAGATGTTCCTAATCCATTAATGATATCTTTTTTCATTTTAATTATATTTTTATTCATACATAAACCTGTTGACATATTAATTATAGTAGTAACAACATATCCATTAATAAACCAATTTATAAATTCAAAATATTTTTGTTTATTAATTGTAATTATATCAATAAATGCCATATTTTTATCATATATTTTTTCATAATATGTATAATTATTAAACTGCTCTATTGAATTAATATTTTTATTAAGTATATTTGTACATAATTTTTTTTTATAATAAAAAAAATGCGTTTTATATATTTTATCATCTAAATATAATGGTATATATATTTTATTATTTATTATTTTAATTTGACATATTAGAGTAATATAACTATCATAACAATATATTATTCCATTATTATTAACTAATCTAATATCATTTATTTTAATAGTATTTTTATTTATATTTGTATATGCAAATTCATTACATATAACATATGGTTCAATTTCTTCATCAATTATAATTTTATTATTATTATATGAACCTACAAAAAAAATAGTATTATCTATTAACTTATTATTCCACGAATTCCAAAAAAAATTTTTCCCAAATTTTATATTATTATGTAATAGTTTTTTGTCTATATATTCTTTACTAATTTGTGAATAATTACCAGGAATAACGTCTTCTCCAAAATATGCAGGAATTGTACCTAAAAACCTTACACAATATAATTCATTATCTTCATTTAATTTACATACTGACATATTAAACCCATCTTGATTTTTTAAGAAATTATATTTTTTTAATTTTTTTTTTAAAAAATTATAATAATTTTTTCCAATAAAATTTATTTTTTTTATAGTTAAGTTTTGTGCAATATTATTATTATTTTTTGTATTTTTTGTATTTTTTGTATTTTTTGTATTTTTTGTATTTTTTGTATTTTTTGTATTTTTTGTATTTTTTGTATTTTTTGTACTTAAAGTCGTCATTAAATAATTTTAGTTTATAATAGAATCTTATATTTTTTTATTTATAAAAATAATTATTTAATATATTTATATTTAATAAATATATTTATATTTATCATTTATAAAAAATTAAAATAAATTAATTAAACAGCCATTTCTGCTTTAATATTAGGATAGGCTTTATAACCTATTAAATCTAAATCTTCAAACACAAATTCATTTATACTTTTTCTCTTTTCACCTTTAATTATTAATTTAGGAAAAGGTAAAGGTGTTCTTTCTAAATTTAATTTAACTTGTTCTTGATGTGTTTTATAAAGATGTGAATCGGCAATAAATACTGTTAAATCACCAGGTGTTAAATTAATACCTTCTAATTTACATAATAGATGAACTAAAATTGCTCCGCAAGTGCTATTCCAATTATTTGCTAAGAAAAAATCAGAACTACGTAAATAAATTGCTAAATTAAGTTCTTTTTTCTCAGTATTGACATTAAATTGATATTTACAAAGACAACTTGGTAAAGCGGCTTTATGAATACTTGAACAATCCCATAAATCTATTATAATACGTCTTGATCCAGGTTCATTTTTAATAAGATGTATAACATTTGCTACTTGGTCATATCCTACACTATGTTCTGTATTTGTTCCATAATCATAACTACAACCTTTATACTCGGCTCCAAAATGACGAAAGTTAAAACCATAGGTTTGACCTAAATCACCTTCTTCATAATGTTGTAATCCTCTTTTATCAAGAAATTCGCGTGTTGTATTTCCATCCCAAACGTGAATATTTTTTTCTTGTAATAGTTTATTATCGGTTTTACCACTTAAATAAAACATCAGTTCTTCAAATACAGCACGAAAAAACATTCTTTTTGTTGTGCATAATGGTAGTGTATCTCTTAAATTATATTTTAACATAGAACCAAATATGCTTAATGTTCCAACTCCAGTTCTATCATCACTACTAGCACCATTATACAATATATTTTTCATTAAGTCTAAGTAATTATCTTCTTCACTTTTAAAAGGAAATTCATCTAATTTATAATCATTTTGTCTATTATAAGTTATAAAACGATATAAATAATGATTACCATTATCATCTTTATTTTTAGATGTGTGAAAAGGCGATACATTCGTTATTATTATATTATTTGTTTGTGTATTTGTTTTATTACTTATATTTAATATATTAGGAAAAAATGTATCACATTCA